ACAAAAGGGAGAGGTCGTCTACGAGTCCACAGCGAACGGTGTTGGCGGGTGGTACTATGACCGCTGGCAGGAGGCAACCCAAGGGAAGGGAATGTGGGCGCCTATATTTTTAGGCTGGTATATGGATGCTCGAAATCAAGTATCCTACAATCGCTTGGAGTTGGATGAACTGATTGGGACATTGACCGATGATGAGCATTTCCTAGTTGATCGTTTTGGATGTACAGCTGGACAGTTGCTTTGGAGACGCGAACGCTTGAAAGGCGGGGCTTCCCTGTTCAAACAAGAATTTCCCTGCACGCCGGATGAAGCTTTCATATCGTCGGGCACTGGCTATTTCAACACAGACACCTTAGCGCGCCTCACACAACAATGCAAAGACCCTATTCGGGAAACGGATGGCTTGTGCGTGTGGAGCGATCCCGTGCCCGGACGCAAATATGTCATGGGAGTTGATACCTCGGAAGGCAACGAGACAAGCGACGATACACCTATTGTTATCCTCGATTGGGCGACGGGAGAACAGGTAATGCGCTGGAACGGCAAAGCGAAGCCTCATGTTTTGGGGCATAAGTGCGTGGAGTGGGCGAAGAAATACAATGGGGCTTTGATTGCCGTGGAAAACAACAACACGGGCCACTCGGTGCTCAACACGATAATGAACGTGGAGTGCTACCAAAACATATATTGGCACGAGGACACGATTCGTGACGAAGCCAAGGAATCACACACCCCAGGATGGCGCACAACAGGCCAGACGCGCCCTCTTTTGCTGTCCGAACTCGATGAGGCAATTGAAAAAGGATACATGAGGGTGCATGATAAGTTATTTTTAAGCCAATGCCGCGTGTTCAAGGACACAGGCACAGGCAAAAGCGAGACGAACCGTAGCACAGGTAGCCACGGTGACTTGATTTTCGCATGGGGCATTGCGTGGCAAGCCCGGAAAATGAAATGGGGCAATGGCTCTAGCGTGATCTTTATTTGATGAGGATGGAATGAACATTATCAAGCGTTTCAAAAATTACGTCGGAAAAGCCTTGTCCCCTGATCCGGGTTGGGTAAGCCGTCCGGCGATGAGTTCGCAGGGTAGGCCTATTGTAAATGATTCCGTATGGGTGATTGGCGGCATCGAAGCTATCGCCCAATCCTTGTCGTCGTGCCCTTTGTTGTTTGTGAATGGTAAAAATGAGATTGTGGGCGATGGGCGCTTGAGTGGCGAGCAACGGGATTGGGTGTCCTTGTTCGCAAAGCCTCACCCATTAACAACCTCTACCCAGTTGTGGGAAAAGACCTCGATGCTCTACGATATCGCGGGCTCCTGTTTTTGGGCGTTGATGATGTTTGACGGCTCGTTCATCGCCAACCGTTTCGATGTGCCGGAAATGTTGATGGTGCTTCCACCAAGCCGTGTAAAGCCTCGCTATTTGAGCGAGGAACGCAAGGATATGGTTGTTGGTTGGTGGTACATCCTACCAAGCGGCGCGAAAAAGGCCGTCGAGTTTTGGCAAGTGCTACGCTTTTACAAGACAAATCCTGATTCTGATGTGGACGGATTGGCGATCACAAACAAGATCGGTTCTACAATCGAACTCGATGTGATGGCAAAGCGCGCCAATCGTTCTTTCTTGCGCAATGGAGGCCGCCCAAGTGGTGTGATCCACGAAACAAAAGCGCACCAAGGCACAAAAGAACTGGAAACAGTTGGGCGCACAATGGAGGAAGGTTACACAAGCCCAGAAAATACTGGCAAGATTCCAGTAATCCCGATGGGCTACGAATGGAAGGCCGATGCGAGTGCGCGGGATATGGACTATGAAAAGATGTCCCGTATGAATCGCGATGAGGAGTTTGGCGCAACCCGTGTCCCCAAACACATGATGGGTATCAATGACGATTTGAATTTTGCTACTGCACAAATTTCGGATTCCGCATATTGGCATAATGTGATCAAGCCTCGTGCTGATTACTTCGCAAGCGTGGTGAACGAAGGTTTGCTTGTTGGTGTCGGGATCAAATGCCTGTTTTCATTTATCGGTATTTCCGCGCTAGAAACCGAAAAGCAAGAACTGTTCGACAAGAAACTTCGGAGTGCGACAAGACTCTATAATCTCGGATACGGTGTTAATGAGATTTGCCGAAAGCTTGATCTAAACATGGATGAAATCAAAGCAAAGTGGGCCAACGAGCCTCACAATCCGTTGCTTGAAATTGGTAAGCGTGTGCCGACCGTTTCCGAGACGGGCGCGACAAAAGCTATGGAGATCTCACAGCGCCCTTTTGACGACGCGCTCAAGATCTTTGGTGATCTTGTGCGCACAAAACAGGCAAAGGACGATTGGGAGCTTGCGTATGAAGGCGATGAGGAAGCAATGGATCGGGTCGCCAAAGCTATCGAAGATGCCACAACAGAGCCTTTGATAGCGCCCATGCAAAAGGTGATCGAGTCTTATTTCCGTAGGCTGGGTGAGAGTCAAGTGAAGCGCTTACAAGCCTTTTACGCAGGGCAAGAGTACCAAAGCAAAGCAAACGCCGATGACGCAAAGCGTATTTTGCAAGAAACCGACATTGCAGCGGTTTTATTCAGCATTGAAAAGTGGGATAGCATACTCAAGCAAGACGCATTACCTTACCACCGTAAAGCCTACACGGCAAGTATCAAGCAAGTGTCGCGTGAGCTTGAGGGTTTCTCGCTGTTTTCGCAATCCGATGCCCAGGCCGCTCTCGAAATTGAAAAGATCAATGTGGAGATTGTCGGGATCAACCAGCGTTTGCGGGAAAGATTGCGCGGAAAACTCTCAGAACTCGTCAAGCAAGGCGCGGGAAATGCGGAAATCATCGAGAGCGTGCAAAACGAAATCGGTGTGGACATTAAGCGTGCAAATACAATAGCACGCACCGAAACGGGAATGGCTTCGAGCAAGGCGCGTTATGATGCGCTAAGTGTGGAAGTCAAAACAAAGCGTTGGTTGACCGCGAAAGATTCCGTGGTGCGCGCAACCCACAGGCATTACGGAGCACTTGGTTCGCAAGATATGAGCTATGAGTACGCTCCACACTTACACTACCCACGCGAACAAGGCGCGGATGCTGGCGAGGTGATCAATTGCCGTTGTGTGCTTGTTGCCGGATCGCGCAAGACAAAGCCGAAAGCGTGAGTTCACGATATTGTGGAGGCCCAAACATGGGCCTCTTTTTTTTGTCAACGATTATCCTTTGATATAAAAGGATAAATGATATCAATAAGAAATAATGTTGCGTTGTGTGCTGAAATTATTAAATTCGTTATATGGAAAACGAAGATCTTGATTTGCAAAACCGTCAAGCCCCGAGCGAAAAAAGCGCGATGGGTTCTTTGTTGCATGAGGCAAAAGCCTATGACAACGAGGAAGAACTTGCAGAACTGAAAGCGGTTTACGCCAATGGTCGAAAGGCAGAAACTCTTCCCGAATTCAAGACCGAGCGCATCCTTACATTTTTGGCAACCGATGAAACACCTGATCGCGCTGGTGATATTGTGCGCGTTGATGGCGGTGATGTAAAGCGCTTCATGCAAAATCCCGTGTTCCTTGTGCAGCATCGTGCTTTACCTGTTGCCCGTGTGCTTTCGTTTAAGAAAATTAAGAACTCTCCCACGTCCCCCGACGGCAAGGCTTGGGTCGCAAAAGTTTATTTCCCCGATGACGACGAGGGCTCTGTTGAGATTTTCAACAAGTACGCAAACGGCACAATGAGCGCGGTGTCCATTGGCTTCCGTGCGTTGAAACTAAACCGCCCGGAAGACCCAGGGGGGCGTGCAAAGATCGGCCTTGGCCCTTGGGGCTACGAAGTGCTTTCATGGGAAATGCTCGAATTGAGTGCCGCCGCTGTCCCATGCAACCCAAACGCACTGCGCCAAAAGAGCGTGCAAGGTGTGAGCTCAAAAGAATTTACTCAACTGTCTGCGATGATCGGCGATGCGCTCGCTGCAATCAAAGCCCTTGGTGAAAAGATTGTTACAAAAGAAGAGAAGCCCGAATGCAGTAATGCGCCACAAAGTGAAAGTGTGGAGTCATTGGAAAAGCATTTGAAGTCTTGTCCGTTAAAGTTCGAAGTTTGAAACCACAACAAAGGAAAAAACAATGACTCCTGAAGAAATTAGTGCTGCGATTTTGCAAAAATGCAAAAATGACGCTGAAGCTTATCTCGGTGAAGCAGTCACAAAGGCGGTTGTCACTGTGCCCGCTTACTTTAACGACACTCAGCGGCAGGCCACAAAGAATGCAGGCGAAATCTGCGGATTGGAGATCGTTCGAATAATCAACGAACCAACTTCAGCAGCTTTGGCTTATGGAATTGACAAAAATAAAGACGAAGTTGTACTTGTGTACGACCTTGGCGGCGGTACGTTTGATGTCTCAGTGCTGCAAATTGGCGACGGAACATTTGAAGTTTTGGCGACAAGTGGCGACAGTCATTTAGGTGGAGACGACTTTGATGACAAGATTTCTGAACATCTAATGTCTGAGTTCAAGAAAGAATATGGCGTTGATTTAAGCAAGGATTTGAGTGCTTTGTCTAGAATTAAAGACGCTGCTGAAAAAGCGAAAATTGAGCTTTCGTCACAGGTGTCAACTAACATTAATCTTCCGTTTATTACTGCGGTTGACAACGAGCCAATTCATTTCACGATGGATTTGACAAGATCAAAATTTGAAGATTTAGTCAAAGAATTGATGGATAGAATTAAGAAGCCAGTTTTAGACGCTCTAAAAGATGGAGTTAATGGAGATAAGTCAAAAATTAATGAAGTTATTTTAGTAGGTGGTAGTTCTCG